ACTATTTCCACCTCAACCACAAGATGTAGTGGAGTTAACAAAAGAAGATTAAGTTTTTAAAATTAAAAATAAAAAACATGTCAATAGGAAATTTAAAAGATTACGGAAATAAAGGAAATAACTTTCCTTACCAGTTTAAAGTACTTCAGGGTTTACAGTGCATATGTGATGAGTTAAAAGAAATAAACGTAGACACTACAGCTATTGAAGCTACACTTTTAGATATTGAAACTGCTATAGGTAATCTAGCTACAGAAGCTACATTGCAAAATGTAGAAACTAATACTACAGGTGTTGCAAGAACTCCTAACTTTCTAAGACCTTCAGGTTCTTTAGGTACAGTTACAGCAGGCACATTTTCTATGTCTTTTGCTAGTGTAGGAACGGGTAATGCTACAGTAGGGGGAATGACTCTTAAACCAGGAGAAACAATTAATTTTGATGCAGGAGCATTAAATAATACTTTAGGTGCAGTAGCTTATAATACTACTGCCGTAGGAGCTGAGTTAATTATTATTACACTTACATAATTATGTCTACACATATAGACATATCTCCTAGTTTATCTGGATATACGAGTAGATTATATACTCAGACTAACTCTAGTACTCCTGTAACAGCTACAGCTGTTGAGGGTAGCTTATTAGATGGTGGTCTAGGAACTCTTACTATTCCTGCAAATGGATTTCAAGTAGGAGATAGTTTTAGTTGTGTATTGATAGGTCACTTATCTTGTGTAGGTACAGCTACTTTAGAGATTAGAATTAAAACTGCGTCAGGAATATTACTAGCAGATACAGGTGTAATGGCTATGAATACTACTACGAATAAACACTGGAACTTAAATGTTGACTTTACTATAAGACAAGTAGGAGCAGCTACTGTAGCTTCTATAGCATCAGAAGGATTGTTTTCATACACTAGAAACGGAGGTCTTAGCTTTGAAGGAGTAAATTTTAGTATAATAAACAACACAACTTTTGATACTACTATAAGTAGTACACTTGTTATTACTGCTCAATGGAACACTAACAATGCAGGGAATTCTATTTACTCAGAAATATTTACATTAAACAAGACATACTAATGAGTACACAAATACAAATAACTCCTGCTTCAGGCATAACAGGCATAACAGTAGGCACAACTGCGGTAACTTCGGGAACAGATGGTAGAGTATTCTTCCAAGCAGGTGGGGTAGTTCAACAAGATTCAAACTTATTTTGGGACAACACGAACAAGAGACTTGGAATTGGTGCAACTCCAAATTCATCAACACTTTTAGATTTACGAGCGCAAGGTGCGTTAACAACTGATATAGCATTTAGAGTTAGAAATAGTTCAAATACTAAAAACTTAGCAAATATTACAGGATTAGGTGATGTATATTTAGGAGATGGAGTAACTGTTACAAATCAAGGTACAGAGCCTTTAATTGCAATAGGTAAAGGAACAACAGTAAATGGACAATATAACTCTAATCCAATTGCTATTGGTAATACAACAACAGCAATAGGAAACAGTATTGCTATTGGTAAAGGTTCATCTGCTGGTGGTGTTGGAACTGATAAAAATATAGCAATAGGATTTAATGCCTTGGCTCCTGGCGGTGCAGGAGGGGTTAATGCAGGAATAGCCATGGGTGCTAATGTAAGTTCAAGTGCTTATACTGCAGGAGGCATTGCAGTTGGCATCTCTTTGACAACTACAAGTCAAGCACGTGCAAATATTGTTTTTGGTAGATATATCAATAGTGTTCAAGGATTTATCAATGAGGCTTTTGCTTTTGGTTCAGGTGTTTCAGATGCTTCAAGAGCTTCTTTGGATGTTGGAGATTCATTCAGTATTTATATTAATCAAAATACAAGGGCATTATTTTTAAATCAAAAAAGTAATTTAGTATTTAGAAATGGTCAATCCTTGACGTCAGGAACTCATTTTGAAGCAGCCGCAACAAATACTTTTACTATACACAATGGGACAGCTCCTATAACAAATATAGCAGATGCTTTTCAACAGTACTCAGCAGATATCGTCGCAGGCAATGCTGCACCACATTTTAGAACTGAAAATGGAGCAATAGTAAAAGTATATCAAGAAACTACTGGAGTAGGAGCATCTACATTAGTAACTGGTCTTGGCACTCCTTTAACAGATACAGATACATTTGATGGGTATACATTGAAACAAATTGTAAAAGCACTCCGTAACCAAGGACTTTTAGCATAAATAATTATCTTTACAAAAAAAAATATTATGGCAATTTTAATTAAAGCAACAGAAGAAAAAAAGATTACAATCTCAGGAACAGGCATTGAATTACCAGAAGTATATGGTAGAATAAGATTTCTAGGAGATTTTAACGGTAAAACTATTCAAGGTGAAGTAGCAACATTTGCTAATATAGCAACATTTGAAGAAGGTAAAATGTTATATACAGATGTACCTACTGGAGCTTATCAGGCTGATCTTGAGGCAGGTGAAGTTCAATCTTTAGAAACAGCTCATAAATATGCTAAGTTAGCTTATGAGCAAATGGGTTATGAAGTAATTATTGACATAGTTTAATATTAAAACTAATGAGTACGCAGATAACAACCAGAACAATAATAAAAGATGAGAGTTCATTAATCCCATCTAATAATGTAATTAACTTTACTGGAGCTGGTGTATCTGTGTCTAATGTAGGAGGAGAAGCTACAGTAGTAATACCGGGAAATATATCTACGGCTAATTATGGGTTGTTTGTTCAAACAGGAAATTCAACACCTATATCAGGAACTATTGTTGAATCAACATTAATTAATGGAGGTATTGGAACATTAACTGTTCCTGCTAATGGATTTCAAATAGGAGATAGTTTTAGAGGTGTGTTTGGTGGAGTATTAAATGCTGCAAATAATCAAACAATTAGAGTAAGAGTTAAAGCTGGTACAGTTGTATTATTAGATAGTGGGGTACAAAATCTTGGAAATAGTATTATAAATGATATATTTAGTTTAAATATTGATTTTACAATTAGACAACTTGGTGCTGCTGGTGTAGCTTCTATAGTTTCACTAGGAGGATTTCATTATACAAAAATATCTAATGGTAGTGTACAAGGATTTGCTTTTAATGTAATAAATAATACAACCTTTAATACTACTATAAATAATACATTAGATGTTACTGTTCAATGGGGATCAGCAAATGCCGGAAACTCTATTTACTCAGATATATTTGTACTTAACAAAACTTATTAAAATGAAATTAAACATAACAAATATTAGTATTTTAGCAACTGGAATTATCCTTACAGGATTCCTGTATGGATATATAGTGACTAGGGTATTATAACTCTTTATTTATATATAACAATGGACAAGACATCATTAACAATTTTATTATTTATAGCAGCTACAGTTCTGGGAATTTTTGGCTACTTTTTAAAGAGTGTTCACAAGGATGTGAAAGACTTTATTAATGAATCATCTGATAACAACAGAAGACTTACAGAAGAACTAGGAAGATTAAAAGGAAAGATTGAACTAGTAGAACAAGAGTCAAGATTAAAGTATCAGGCTATTCAAGAGCAAACTCAGATAGAGCTGAAGAACTTAGCTAAAAATGTTAATGATCTATCCCTTGCAGTTAAAGAATTAATTTTAAATAAATAACCATGAAAGATTTAAAAGAAAGATGGAATTCTAAAACACCAAGTTTTTGGAAGAAAGTACAACGTATTGCTATTGTAGTTGGAGCAGTAGCTGGTACAATAATTGCAGCTCCTATTGCATTACCAGCAGCTGTGATTACTGCAGCAGGATATGCAGTGGCTATTGGAACAGCAGTGGCTACAGTATCACAGTTTACAGTAGAAGACAAACCAACCAACACAGAAGAAAATGTTAACAACTAGTACAGCAATTAAAAAATATGGAACCCCTAATGATAGAGGTACATATCTTACAACAATTACTCTACCTTATCCTATGAAGATTGCATGGGATACTAAGGTGACTACAACAAAAATGAGATGTCATAAGTTAGTTGCAGATAAATTCTTAGCAGTCTTTAAAGAGATTCTAGCAGTCTATGGTTTACCAAAGATTCAAGAACTAGGTATTGATTTATATGGAGGTTGTTTTAACTTTAGAAAAATGAGAGGTGGGTCAGATTGGTCTAAGCATGCATTTGGTATTGCAGTAGACTTAGATCCGGCTAGAAATACTTTAAAAGAAACAAGTAAAACAGCAAGGTTTGCAAGACCTGAGTACAAACAAATGATTGACATCTTTGAAAAACACGGGTTCCTTTCACTAGGTAGATTGCATAATTTTGATTGGATGCATTTTGAAATAAAAGAATAGACTATGAAATTTAGAAACAACTGGAAAGTAAAGAACAAACAATGGGATAAGTTTGCTTTACGGCTTAGACTTGGGTTTTTTGATATACTAACTATTGAAGTAGATCTATCAAGAGAGTTTTACATGTTGACAATTTTAAATTTTACTGTTAAGAATAGATAAGTTTGCTTAAGCTATAGTAATCCAGGTATGTTCTATGCCTGGATTTTCTTTTTTAAATTATACAGGTTTAAACAAAAATTGTATATTTGTATAAACTTTAAAATATAATAAGATGAATAACCAACAAATTAATGAAGCTGAAGAACAATTATCAGCAGAAGAACTAACAGCAAGAAAAGAAGAAATGTTAGCATTCTACACAGAGTCTCTTCCTTATTTGAAAGCACAACATGAGTATGAAAAACTATTAGCAGACATAGATCATGAAAGATTTAGACGTGCTCAGTATGGTATCCAGTATGCAATGATGATGCAAGAAACTCAGGAGAGACCAGAAGGTCAAGAGCAACCAAAAGAAAGAAAATTAAAAAAGGGATAACATCATGGCATTAGTAAATCAAGTTGAGAAACGTGTAAAGATGCCAAAATGGGATGTAGTAAAATTTCAGATTTTAACTCATTGTTATGTTAATCATATAGCAATGAGTGACTCTGATCTTAACTGTTTGACATTGCTTAGTTTTAACCAACCAATTGAGCTCAGTCATTTTTGTGTTGATACTTCTACAGATGAGGATTGGATATTCAAGTCTCCACAAACTGTAAGAAATTCAATAAATAAATCTGAGAAGAATGGTTTAGTAGTTAAAGATTCAGATAACAAGAAATTGATTATGCTTAATCCGGAACTAAAAATTCAAACAGAAGGTACAGTGTTGTTAGATTATAAGTTCTTAGCACATGAATCCCAAGAAGGCAAATAAACTTTACAGACAGGTTGCTGATGAACTGGATGTTCCGGAACCTTTAGTAGAAGACTTTATTGAGTTCTACTATAAAGCAGTAAGAGAAAGCATGAGTAATTTAGTACATCCAAGAATAAATGTGGATGGTCTTGGTCAGTTTGTAGCAAAGCCTAGATTAATCAGAAAGGCAATACCAAAATATACCAAGGCTTTAAGTAATCATGATACCTCAACCTTCAGAGCTTATTACAACAAGAAAACAGTGGAAAACAAACTTGATCTACTGATCAAACTAGAGCAGAGAATAGCAGATCAGGAAATCAAAAGAGATAACATTAAATCTAAAAGAAATGAAGAGTACCTTAAAAAAAATATGGAAAGACCGGAACAAGATTCTTGAGGGTATAACCAATGCAATCATACGTGATGAATTTGTAGAAGATGTTGCAAAACATAGAATGGAAGTTTGTGATGCATGTGAATTAAAAGGAAATGAATGTGTGATGCCTGGTACAGCTCCTTGTTGTAATGAATGTGGATGTTCATTATCATTTAAGACCAGATCATTATCATCAGAATGCCCACATCCACTTGGTCCTAAATGGAAAGCTTTATTGTCTGAAGAAGAGGAAGACAAATTAGATAACCTTAAAGATTAATGTTATGACTATAGATTTAAACAACACATCAGATCAATGGCTTGACAATTGGAAAGACATGGTGCAAAAAGGTATATATGTAGCTGATCCTGCAAAAGTGATTCCTACAAGTCCTACTCATACTATTACTAGTACAAGCAATGGTATCTTTGGTGGAGTAATTAATGATGGATCTGCATATTCTGAACCTTGGATAGATCCTATTGTCTCAATTAGATCAAGACTGGATAAGTTAGAACTTCAAAATAAGTTCTTAAGATTAAAAATTCTTGGAATGGAAGGTAAGTTTACACAAGAAGAAATAGCTAACATACGCAAGATGCTCATGTCTAATGATGAAGCATCAGTTACATTAGCAGACAGTATAATTGAGAATGCATGAGCTGGGCGGACTTGGAAGCCTTGATGACGGATGGAATGGCAGCTCAAGGAAAACAAATTCATTTGTACACAGGTATAGATGGTTTTGAAATGATCTCACATGCCTTTGCAGTAGAAAACTCAGTTGGGTTTGTAAACTGGATGGAAGAAAAGAAAAAGATTGATACTGATACAGCAAAGAATTTAATAACAATGCTGAAATCAAAAGACATAGAAAACTTTAACATAGCAGTATTAGCTATAGAACAATTAAAAAAATGATAGTATTTAACGCACATGATCACAGTTACAAAAGTCTTGAAGACAGTAACATTGATTGGGTAAGTGTAACAACACTTGTCTCTCATTTTAAAACACCTTTTGATGCAAAGAAAGTTGCTGAAAGAGTTTCAAAAAATAAGAAGTCAAAGTGGCATGGTATTGATCCCGTTATAATACAACAGATTTGGAAAAATGAAGCTGACAGATCTACAACTCTTGGTACATTCTATCATAACCAAAGAGAAGATGACATATGTTCATTTGCTTCAATTGAGAGAGAAGGAATAACAATTCCTGTATTTAAACCGTCAGGTGAAAATAATGGAATAAGACATGCTCCATCTCAAAAGCTTGAACCAGGAGTTTATCCTGAACACATGGTTTATCTGCGTTCAGTAGGTATCTGTGGCCAATCAGATTTAGTTGAGGTAGTCAATGGTAAAGTAAACATCATTGACTACAAGACTAATAAAGAAATTAAAAAAGAATCATGGGTAGACTGGGAAGGTAAGTCAGCTAAATTGTTGGCTCCAGTAGATAATCTTGATGATTGTCATTTTTATCATTATGCATTACAGTTAAGTATTTATATGTATATTATACTGAAGCATAATCCAAAACTTAAGCCAGGAAGAATATTTGTTCATCATGTAATATTTGAGGTTGAAGGTGAGGATAACTGGGGATACCCAATAACAAAACGGGATCTTAATGGAGAACCCTTAGTAAAAGAAGTTTTACCAATTGCAATACCTTATCTTGTTGATGAAGTATTGGCAATTATTCATTATATTAATGATAACAGAGATAAAATTAAATCTAAACACTAATGCTGATAAAACTATTTGATGTACAGAACAGAGCAGTGATTCCTACAGAACATTGTTATACACTGAAAGCTTTAAAAGATGTGATGGATGAATATCCAGAAGATCATCTTAAGATCTATCAGTACTTGTTTTACATGACATGCCCTAATCCAGATATGAATCCTTTCTTTCATACACCAGAGGTTGAAAAAGAATCTATAATTATGCGTGAGATTGAAGGAGAATTCTCAACAGAAGATACTACAATTTTTGCAGCACTAAGATTTTGTGAAAGAATGTATGAAACTCCCACATCCAGAGCATATAAAGGAATGTCTTCAATGCTTGATAGACTTGGAAAGTACATGGAAACTACACCTATTACTGCAGGAAGAGATGGAAATATTAATTCACTTGTAGCAGCCGCGAAGAATTTTGACCAGATAAGAGCCTCATTCAAAGGAGTCTACAAAGACTTACAAGAAGAACAATCTAGCAAGGTGCGCGGAGGACAAGGTTTAGCATATGATTCATAATGAGTGAGATATATGAAGATATCCCAACATGGGATAATGGTACTTGGACAACTGTCTCTTTTGAGACAAGAGAAGACTTTGCTGCTTACTTGTTTGGTATTTTTAAAGAACCAGGAGAATATCAATTTGATGAAGTAAGTGCAGAGTTATTTACTGTAGAGTCAAGAAGATTTAAGATGCAGAATGTTTATACCATGGCTCCATTTAGATCAAAAGACTTTATAAACTACTGGGATGATCAGAAAGCTAAATGCAGAAAAGGTCTTTTAATTAAGAGTGGAGATAAGAGTTGGTATCTTGCGCGTGAGTATTACATGTGGTTAAACTTCTTACCAATCTTTAACAAAGAAATTCAACAGTTTGGATTTGCAGATATCAGGGATGCACAGTATCACTTAGCTCTTTATGAAATGCTTGCTGAACTTAACTATAAACATGTTGCTGTATTAAAGAAACGTCAGATTGCATCTTCCTATTATCATATGGCAAAGCTACTTTGTCAACAATGGTTTGAGGCAGGGGTTACACTAAAGATTGGTGCCAGTCTCAAAGATTACATCAATGAAAAAGGTTCTTGGAAATTCTTAGATGAGTATGCAGCATTCTTAAATGAGCACACTGCTTGGTACCGTCCCATGAATCCTAGTAAGGTGATGATGTGGCAACAGAAGATTGAAGTTAGAAAAGGAGATAGAAAAAATGAAGTAGGTCTTAAAGGAACAATACAAGGTATGTCCTTTGAAAAAGATCCAACAAATGGTGTAGGGGGACCGGTTAAATACTTCTTTCATGAAGAGGCTGGGATTGCACCTAAGATGAATCAGACATATGAGTACATGCGTCCTGCAATGAGATCTGGTTTGATCACTACAGGAATGTTTATAGCTGCTGGTTCTGTGGGTGACTTGTCGCAATGTGAACCATTAAGAAAAATGATATTACATCCTGCAGATAATGATATCTATGCTGTTGAGTCTAACTTACTAGATAAGAATAAAACTGTAGGACTATCTGGATTATTTATTCCTGAGCAATGGTCTATGCCACCATACATAGATAACTTTGGTAATTCACTTGTAGAAGAAGCATTAAAGGCTTTGGATGACCAATTTGATAAATGGAAAAAAGAATTAGACCCGGAAACATACCAGTTAAGAATTTCTCAGCATCCAAGAAATATTGAGGAAGCCTTTGCTAACAGAACAGTCTCTGTATTTCCTACACACCTTATTGGAGCTCAGGAAAGAAGAATAGAGGATAAAGAATATCCTTATGAATTCTTAGATATCTCTACAGATGAGAATGGAAGACCAAGTGTAAAGAATAGTAATAAAAGACCTATTAGTGAATTTCCAGTATCTAAAAAGACTGAAGATAAAACCGGGTGCCTGGTTGTATGGGAAAGACCAATCAAAGATCCAACATTTGGCCAGTATTATGCTTCTATTGACCCTGTATCAGAGGGTAAGACAACAACATCAGAATCATTATGTTCTATCTATATAATGAAAGCTCCAGTAGAGGTAACTAAAGTTTCCGGAACTGAGACAGAAACATACATTGAGCAAGATAAAATTGTAGCAGCTTGGTGTGGTAGATATGATGATATCAATAAAACACATCAACAGCTAGAACTAATTATAGAATGGTACAATGCATGGACAGTGATAGAGAATAACATTTCTCTTTTTATACAGTACATGATCTCCAGAAAGAAACAAAGATTTCTAGTACCAAAGAGTCAAATACTTTTCTTGAAAGATCTTGGTGCCAATGCCAATGTATTCCAGGAATATGGTTGGAAGAATACAGGTGTGTTATTTAAAGCTCACTTATTAAGTTATGCAATTGAATACACTAAAGAAGAATTAGACTTAGAAACAAAACCTGATGGAACTATTGTTAGAACCAAATATGGTATTGAAAGGATTCCTGATCCTATGCTACTTAAAGAAATGAGAGAATATTCAGATGGAGTCAATGTTGACCGCTTGGTTTCATTCTGTGCATTGGTTGCCTTCATGAGAATTCAACAAGCTAACAGAGGTTATGCAAAGAGAGTTATCATGGATGATGCGGCCAAAAACTTGCAAAAGTCAGATAATTTGTTTAAATTAAATAGAAGCCCTTTCCGTCATATGGGAAGAGGCCAGCTAGGAAATGGTCAGAATTTTAAAAGATCACCATTCAAAAATATTAAATAAGAGTTATGCAGATAATTAACGCAATGCAAGCCAAAGATGGGGCTAAAACCAAACCTAATAGAATTGGTAGTATTACTCAACCATTACAGTTTTTACCAAAAGCTGAGAAAGACCAGCAATGGGCAGCTTGGAATTTAGACTGGGTGGAGTGGCAAGGGCTCAAGCAAATAAGAAGAAATGCCAGAAGACTTATGAAAAATTATAAGTTGGCTAAAGGTGTAATTGATAAATCAGATTATATTGTTGAAGAAGACAATGACTACAGAGATATTGTTGATGTTCTTACTAAAGAAGATCAGTCAGCTTTGGAATTAAGATTCTATCCAATCATACCAAATGTTATTAATGTTCTAGTAGCTGAATTTGCTAAGAGATCAACTAAACTAACATACAGGGCTGTTGATGAATTCTCATACAATGAGATGATGGAGCAAAAACGTGCTGCAGTTGAAGAAGTTCTTATGGCTGATGCACAAACTAAACTTACGGCAGCTTTATTAGAACAAGGGCTTGATCCGGAATCTGAAGAAGCACAACAACAATTAAGCCCGGAGAATCTTAAAACTTTACCACAGATTGAGCAATTCTTTAAGAAGGATTATAGATCAATGGTAGAAGAATGGGCTACTCACCAACATAAAGTAGATGTTGAGAGATTTAAAATGGATGAACTAGAAGAGAGAGGCTTCAGGGACATGCTCATTACAGATAGAGAATTCTGGCATTTTAGAATGATGGAGGATGACTATGAAGTAGAGTTATGGAATCCAGCTATTACTTTTTATCACAAATCTCCAGATGCAAGATATATTTCCCAATCACAATGGGTTGGTAAAACAGACATGATGACTGCATCAGATGTTATTGACCGTTATGGTTATCAGATGACAACTGAGCAGTTAGAAGCATTGGAAGCTGTTTATCCAATTAGATCTGCAGGATATACAATTGGTGGTATCCAAAATGATGGTTCTATGTATGATGGAACAAAGTCACATGAGTGGAATACACAGATGCCTTCTCTTGCATATAGACAGTATACTTCAGCAATGAATGGTAGTGTTATTAACCAAGGAGATATTATCAATCAGATACTTTCTGAAGGAGAAGATTACTATGACCAGGGTACAGCATACTTATTAAGAGTGTCAACAGTATATTGGAAATCTCAACGCAAAGTTGGTAACTTAACTAAAGTAGCTGATAACGGGGAAGTTATCAATGAGGTAATAACTGAAGACTACAAAGTTGAAGAAAAACCAATTTATGATACTAGACTTTTTAAAAATAAAACTAAAGATAATTTAGTATATGGTGAGCATATTGATTGGATATGGATCAATGAAGTATGGGGTGGTGTAAAAATTGGACCAAACATTCCTTCATTCTGGGGTATGAATAACCCTGGTGGATTCTCTCCAATTTATGTGGGTATAGATAAGAACCACATTAGCTCTTTGAAGTTTCAATTTAAAGGAGATAATACTTTGTATGGTTGCAAGCTTCCTGTAGAAGGAGCTGTTTTTTCTGATAGAAATACTAAGTCTACTGCATTAATTGATTTAATGAAGCCATACCAGATTGGATACAATATTGTTAACAATCAGATAGCTGATATCTTGGTAGATGAACTTGGTACTATTATTATGCTTGACCAAAATACTTTACCAAAGCACTCGTTGGGTGAAGATTGGGGTAAAGGAAATTATGCTAATGCATATGTGGCAATGAAGAACTTCCAGATTCTTCCATTAGATACAAGTATCACTAATACAGAGAATGCCTTAAACTTTCAACATTTTCAAAAACTAGATCTATCTCAGACAGAAAGATTAATGTCAAGAGTACAATTAGCTAATCACTTTAAGCAACAAGCTTATGAAGTTATAGGAGTAAACCCACAACGTATGGGAGCCCAGTTGTCACAAATGACAGCTACTGGTGTAGAACAAGCTGCCGCAGCATCTTATGCTCAAACAGAAGTATTCTTTATCCAGCACTGTGATTATCTAATGCCAAGAGTACATCAGATGAGAACTGACCTGGCTCAGTATTATCATTCTACAAAACCATCTAGTAGACTAACATATATTACTGGTGATGATGAAAAGGTAAACTTTCAGATCAATGGCACAGATCTTCTAATGCGCGATCTTAATATATTCTGCACAACAACTGCAAACCACAGAGCTGTACTAGAACAATTAAAGTCCATGGCTATGCAGAATAACACCACAGGGGCTTCTATCTATGACATTGGTAAGATTGTTCAGTCAGATTCAATTGCACAGCTTAATACAGTCCTTAAAGAGTCTGAAGCTAAAATACAACAACAGAAACAACAAGAGCAACAAGCTGCACAACAAATGCAACAAGAACAACTTGCTTCTCAAGAGAAACAGTTACAGGCTAAACTTCAAGCTGAGGCTGAGATACAAGATAAAGAACTTGCAAATAACATCACTGTTGCTGAAATTAGATCTGCTGGATTTGGTGCAATGCAAGATATCAATAAAAATGAGATATCAGATTACCAAGATGAGATGAAAAACATTAGACAATCAGAACAGTACCAAAGTCAAATGGAGTTACAGAGAGAAAAGCAATCTGATGAAAATCTTAGACATTCTCAGAAGATGGGTATTGAAGAAAGAAAGCTTCAAGTACAAGAAGATATAGCAAACAAACAAATTGAAATTGCCAGAATAAACAAGAATAAATATGATTCTGGTAAGGATAATAAAAGTAAGAAGTAGTATGTAGCTATGTAATGCAAAAAAATTACAAATAGTACTTTAAATTTAAAAGATTTATTTGTATATTATAGTGTATCATTAAAACCAACAGTAATGGAAAAAACCAATAATAACCCTGATGACCAGGTATCAGACTCTACAACGGTAGAGCAAAGAGAAGTAGATATTGATGCCTTATTTGGAGCACCCGGAGCAGAAAACGTAATGCTTCCAGAAGATGGTAAAGAAGAAAAAACAAAGTCATTATTCTCACATGGAGATGATATTGACACCTCGTTCCTTGAAACAAAACCTGCAACTTCTGCTGAAAAGAAGGAGATTGCAGATAAGAAAGCAGAAGCTGATGAAACTATTGCTGAGCTTGATGGCTTAATCTTACAAGAAGAAGAAGCTGGCAACAAAGGGAGACCTAAAGTTGACAAGTCAGGTTTATTAGAATTAGCATCTAAAATGATTGAAGAAGGTGAGCTAATTCCTTTTGATGATGATAAAGCATTAGAGGATTACACTACTAAAGATTTTAGAGAATTGTTTGAAGCAAACTTTGAAGAAAGAGCTGCAAAGATTAAAGAGAATACTCCAAAAGAGTTCTTTAATGCTTTACCAGAAGAACTTCAATTGGCAGCAAAGTATGTTGCTGATGGAGGTCAAGACTTAAAAGGTTTGTTCAGAACGCTTGCTCAAGTAGAAGAGATGCGTCAGTTAGATCCAGAAGATGAGTATGATCAAGCTGAGATTTCAAGACAGTATCTTTATGCAACAGGCTTTGGTACTCCAGAGGAAATTGAAGCAGAGATTGATGATTGGAGAGATCTTAACAAACTTGGTCAAAAAGCAAATCAGTTCAAACCAAAGCTAGACAGAATGCAAGAAGAAATTGTTGCAAGACAGTTAGCAGAGCAAGAGCATAAAAAAGAACAGCAGTCTAAACAAGCTAGAGCATATACTGATAGTGTATATAATACTTTGCTTGCAGGAGAAGTTGGAGGAATTAAGCTTGATAAAAAAACACAGAGTGTGTTATACTCAGGATTGGTTCAACCAAATTATCCATCAATCTCTGGAAAGCAAACAAACTTGCTTGGCCACTTACTTGAAAAGTATCAGTTTGTGGAACCAAACCATGGTTTAATTGCTGAAGCTCTTTGGTTACTTTCTGATCCAGAAGGCTACAGAAGTAAAGTAAAAGATCAAGGAGGAAGAGCTGCTACTGAAAAAGTAGTAAGACAATTGAAAACAGAGGAAGCTAGAAAACTTGGATCATCAAGTCAAACAGATGATGATGACTTCAAGACAAGACCTTCTAACAAACCTCAAAGAACAATCCCTAGACAGAATAACAATCTGTTCAAGAGATTTTAATTAGTAACAAACAAATAAATAAATAAAAATGGCAACTCCAGTTTTAAACAATGGTATATTTCTACGGGATACCAACTACAATGCTAGTTCACACGTAGATTCCTACCACTTGGTTAACATGTTGAAGGATGCAGAACCAATGGATTTAGGTCCAGTGGACCTTTGGGCTATGGCTCAGAAGGTTGAAATGCCTCTTTACCAAATGTCTAGCTTCGGTGGAAAGAATGTAATTATGGTTGATAATGCTCGTGGAGAGTACAAGTGGCAGACACCTGTATCTAATGAGCTTCCTTATGTAGTTGAGGATATTGAACCAGACAATACTTTTAAAGGTGTTGATGGAAGTACTTTCCGCATCAAGTTAAGCAGACGTGAATTTGGACATGGTGATATCATCACTTATGACAAATACAATGGTTGTGAGATGTACATTACAGATGAAGACATTCTTCCAATTGGAGATGGTTACATCTATACTGTTCAATTAGTGAACAATGATAACTACAAATACTTAGAGAACAAGTACTTATCAAATGGTACTAAAGTTTTCCGTAAAGGTTCTGCTAGAGGTGAGTATGGTGAGAGATTCTCTGACATCATCACTAAAACAGGTTTCCGTGAATTCTACAACTATGTAGGAGGTGCTGAAGCTCACGTACATTATTCTATCTCATCTCGTGCTGACTTGATGATTAAAGGTGGAATGAATGCAGATGGTACAGTTCCTGTAACTGAGATCTGGAGAACATTTGACAAAAACATTGATCCATCTGTTACTTCTTTGGAAGACATGGTGAAAGTTATGGGTAAAGACAAAGTGAAGAAAGCATTTGACAATGGAGATCTTTCTAGATCATTCTTGACAAATATGGAATCTGCTCACTTGTCTAAAATTGCTACAGATATTGAGACTTACCTTATGTGGGGTCACGGTGGACGTGTTAAGCAAGATGGGCCAGATGATATCAGAATGTCAGTGGGTCTTTGGAAACAATTGGATAACTCTTTCAAAAGAGTATACAATAAGAATAACTTTACATTGGATTTGTTCCGTGGAGAAATCTACAACTTCTTCAATGGTAAAGTTGAGTTCCAAGGTCCAGATCCTAAGCGTAGCTTAGTTGTTCAAACTGGTATGGGTGGTATGCGTATGGTAAATGAAGCTATCAAAAGAGAAGCAGTATCTTCTGGTCTTTTGATTCAAGCTGCAGATATTGGTGCAATCACTGGTAAAGGTATGGACTTGAACTTTGGATTTGCTTACACTTCTTATGTTATTCCATTCTTGGCTAACGTGAAATTTGTATTGAATCCTGCATTTGATAACATCCACACAAATGATATTGAGAACCCAATCATTGATGGTTTCCCATTATCTTCTTACTCATTCATTATCTTTGATATCACAGATAACACAAATGACAACATCTTCTTGTTGAAATTGTCTTGGGATAATCAATTGAAATGGTGGTATCAAAATGGTACAATGGATTACATGGGTAGAACTCAAGGGTTCCAATCTTCTGGACAATTCAATGGATACCGTGTAATGATGTCTCAAACAATGCCAGCTATTTGGGTTAAAGATCCAACTAAAGTCTTGAAAATTGTTATGAGAAACCCAATCACTGGTGGATCATTCTAATACTTAAAAACTAGAGAGAGTGTCATCAATGATACTCTCTCTTTTTATTATATAAACCAACAAAAAATAAAAACCAACAAAAAAATGGAAGCACAATTCACAATGGTAGAAACAGGCAAAGGAACAGTTAAGAAAACTGCAATTGCCATCCGTCCTTACTTTGATGCTAATGCATCAAACATGGGTCTTGAAACTTATGGTTTATCTCTGTTTGACGGAGTAACACATAATGAACAACTAGCTTGTCTAGAAAACAATGGAGTAGTAAGATACGTAACAGGTCTTAATGAATTTGCTCCAGAAATTAGACTTTTAAATCAAGAAGATAGAGAAGCTAAAGTAAAACAATTAAGAGAAGCAATTATTGAGCTAGAGAAAGAATTAGCTGCAAATGTTATTGAAATTGATGATTCACAGTTTTGGAATAAAGTCAAGTTGTTAAAACCTGACAATGCTGAGTTCTGGAATAAAATAAGTGTATCATGTGGTAATGAGCCTACATACTTAGACCCAAATGATCCATATGATAGAATCAAACTGTTTGCAATTGAGGCCGGAGGGTTTTCAATAGTTGCAAAAAGTTATGATGATGCAAGATCAAAAGCTGTACCACCTAAGTTTTACTTAGATAAAGCTGAGGAAACAGTAATGGTAAGAACTGAATACAAGAAAATGCGTAACAAAGCATTGGCTGAACTTCAGAAATTATTTGACAAAAACAGTACTAAGTTATTCTACATTGCTAAAGTGGTGGATATCAATAGTACACAGTATAGAAAATCAACTCCAAATGATGTTATCTATGAGAACATGGATATCTATATCAATGGAGAAGGTGGTGAAAGCAACAAAGAAAGAGCAGCAAAAACTTTCATTGATGCAACAAATTTAGATATGGAAACACTAAAAATTAAATCAATTGTTAGAGATTCCGTATTTTTTAAGTATATTATAAGTAAGGCAGATGGTTATATCTATCACACAAAAACTGGAGCAATGCTTGGAAGAAATGTGTCTGATGTAATAGAACACTTGAAAAATCCTTTAAATGAGGATGTACTTAAGGATTTAAACATTGCCTGTGAGAAGTATTGGAATTCTTAAATTTAAAATAAAATGGCAACAAAAAAAAATAAGTATCAGGAGGGAGGAACATCTTCCTTTAAGGAGCTTAAAAAATCTGCAAAGCAAGATCAGAAACTTGCTAAGATCAATGCAAAAACAGAACGTATCAAAGCTGGTACTGAACCTTCTGCCTATCAAAAAGCAGCTACCATTACAGGCAATGTTGCTAAAGTTGCAGGTTCTGCAGCTGATGTAGTAAATGCTGTTAAAGACACCAGAACTGGTGGAAATAGAATGAGTGGTGGAATGAATGAAATGCAAAAAGGTGGTGCTATAAAACGTCCTGTATCAACTACAAAGTCTTCTTCAAAAAGATATGTTGATAGCAAGATTAAAATGACAGGTCCAAGTAGACCAGTGTCAAAACCAATGATTGCTCAAAAAGGTGGACCCGTTGAGGCCATGCAAAAAGCAATGGGTCAAAAACCTGTATCTACTAGAAAAACAATGAAGTATGTTAGAAAGAAAGGATCAGGTTATATCCCACCTACGGAAAGTAATAAACCAGATACATCTAAATGGGCAGAAAAATATAAAAGTCCAAATGCTAAAAAAATGCAAAAAGGTGGAATGTCAGATGTAAAATCTGGTGTAAAACAAGTTGCTAAAGGAGTTAAAAAAGGAATAGCTAATTCAGCTAAGTCTGCAAAATCTGTAGCAAAAACTATTGTTAAAGCAACTCCTGAATACCAAACTTATAAAGCTGTTGGTAGAAAAGCAAAAAGTGTTGATGATGCTATTCAAAAAAGATACCCTAATTATACTGGTAAAGGATCTATGTATGCTGGAGCAAAATCTGGTATTAAGAAAATGCTTGGTTACAAAACTGGTGGTATGGTTAACCCTAATGCTGATGTTAAAAGACAAGCCGTTGCAGGATCAAAAGGTGTTATGTCTGGAGTAAATCCAAAAGCTAGTGCCTCTAGTGTTGCTAAAGGACGTTCTGGTGGTACATCAGTTGCTCCTAAAACTGCAACACCAAAAGCAAAATATGGTATGTCACTTACTAAAATGAAAAAATAGTAATGCCTAAA